AAATATACCATAAAATAATAAATATTATTACTTTATGGTATTGTTTATATAAAAAACTAGACCGCCGTTGTATACGTTGTTGCCAGTAATACACCGACATTAACGTAAACGGCAACACCAGCCGTGCGCGGATCGTTCGATTTACCGGTTACGAGGGAGTTTGACGTATCAGATATCGCCCCTCTAATAATATTTTGGCTTATGATTATATCATTTGCAACTGATGAGCTATTTGAGACTCGTGATCCTCCGGCTTGACCATCATTACCATATGCATAAAACTGATGCCAATGCCCCAAAAGTCTATACATCCTCGCCGAACCAACTCCCACCTCACCCGTGATATCTCCTGCCGCGACCAGCGCCTCCCCTGATATCCTTCTGAGCCTAAAGCTGGTCAAACTCCCCCCGATTGCGTAAGGGTGAAACTCGACTGATACAGAACCGTTCGCGGGATATGTTGCAAGAGTTATTGTCCTCGACCCGAAAGCCATTGAAGCAATCGCATAATGAACGCCGCCAATAGTCAAAGCCTGTTGCCGTGCACCGGTAAAAAGAACGCCTGAAGCAAGCCAGCCAGCAGATTCACTTACATACCAGCGGTTAACATATCCCTGTTCCTGGAGAAAGGCTAAAAACAAGTCATTTGCCGCACCCACTCCGAAAGTTAAAACGCCCGTTGCAAGTGTTGCCGTCCAGCTTGTCGTTCCTGCAAGAGATACTTTTTCTGCAAGGAATTTATCTATTACCCATTGAGGCGTTTGCGTGGTTGTTAGATCGTGATTCGCGTCATGAATCGGGATAAGCGGGCAGTACTCCGGGTATGTCGGATGAGCGGTTGATTGTGCGTCCGCAAAAGCCGTGGGCGTTTTTGTGAGACCGCCGACAACATAATCCCCTATAGCAAACCGGCGCGAAATCGTCAACTTGTCCCTGAGGTATTTATCCGTGTACAGGGCATATCCTGAAAAACCCAACCGGTCGAGGTCGAACTTTAACTGACGAAGAGAAGAATCTCCGGCTTCCCAATACGTTCCGTCATCGGTCGCGGGATCGTGTCCCGTTTGCGGGCTTCCGTCCGTACCAGTGACCGATCGGTAAATGACCCCTGCGCGTTGGCAATAAGAAATCACGGCGTAATATTCCTGAAGGTTTTCCCATTCCGGTATACCGTTTTGGAAATAATAGGCCAATTGAGAGGTAAACAAAAGATAAAGACCGTTTATGTCCTGAATGCGCGGAGGCTCGTTCGCGTTATTGGTCGCGGAAAAAAGACCCGAGGCGAACGTTGATAAAGACTGAATGAGAGTCAGGTCTTTTGTCGTTGCCGGACTACCTAAAGAATCCGACCCGAACTTTCCGAATTCTCCCGTTGCGCCTGTGCTCCCAAAAATCTTTTGATGAACCCGTGCTAATAATGACATATTATCTCTCCTATATTAAAAATAATTCGTTAAGAATAAGAGGCCATGCAGCCTTTTGTATTGTGAGTAAAAACTGATTCGTAGATGTCTTCATCATAAACAACAGCCCAAACATTTCCCGAAGGATCAACATTTATCCCCCGCCAAGCCCTTGAGATTTCTCCAATAGCCGTAAAGGTAGTTGACCCTACAATACATTTATAGATATCTCCACCAGATTCTGTAGCCCAAATAGTACCTATAGAATCACTAGTTATTCCTTGCCAATTCCTGTGCGTTTCTCCAATAGCCGTAAAGGTAGTTGACCCTACAATACATTTATAAATATCTCCACCAGATTCTGTAGCCCAAATAGTACCTATAGAATCACTGGTTATTCCAGCCCAAGCCCTTGAAGTTCCACCGATAGCTGTAAAGGTTGTTGAACCGAAAGGACATTTATAGATATCTCCACCAAAATCAACAGCCCATATATTTCCTGAAGGATCACTGGTTATTCCATACCAAGTTCTTGGTGTACCACCAACAGCTGTAAAGGTAGTTGACCCTACAGTACATTTATAAATATCTCCATTATAAACTGTAGCCCACAAATTTCCTGAAGGATCACTGGTTATTCCTCGCCATAAGCGAAAAACTCCACCGATAGCTGTAAAGGTTGTTGAACCGAAAGGACATTTATAGATATCTCCATCAAAATCAACAGCCCAAACATTTCCTGAAGGATCGCTGGTTATTCCATACCATTGCCGAAAAACTCCACCAATAGCCGTAAAGTCTTTTAAATAAGGATAACCGCCATACCCCACCGCGAACGCCGGTTTTCCCCCGCCATAAAGTGAGTACGCAAAAATATTATTTATATCCGGAACGACAACCAAGGAAGTTCCCACCCCGGCAGGATTTGGCAATAATCCGGAAGACTTAGCAATCTGGAATATACGCGACCATTTAGCGCCGACCATATAAGAGACAATGGTCATATTCATACGATCCATGAAATAACACTCAGCGCCAAAGAGAACGTTTAATATATCATCTATGCTTTTTACCGAGGCATTTGACATATTACGAACGACGGCTAATTTTTGAATTATACGATATTCTTCGTCCGTTAAATCATACAGGGACTGTTCGCCTTCCGTGTAATTTCGGAATTGGACATCAGGCGCCACCGAACCATAAAGCATCATCGGCTTGAAGGTGAAAGGCGCAGTGTCTCCATACAGAGCATAGCCGTAATACGCACGCGTGAAGGTTGTCCCTGTTATTGTGCGAGACACGCCAAGAATGCGTCCCAAAACGTCCTGCTGCGCTCCGACGGCTGTTTCTATGTTATACCCGTCACGAACGGCAATCATAATATCAAAAATCATGCCTGCGCGAACGACATTATCAATATGTCCCAGAGCTTTCACTTTATCGCGGTATTGCATTATGAGAAGGTTTTTATAGTATTCTGTAAGTGCCGTATTTTGGCTCATGAAATAGTAATCCTTGAGGTTGCTAACTGGAACTTATTCGCAACCGAAGCAAGCGAGACAACTTCCAGCCATGTGGCATTATCTGACGACAAGAGCATACCCGTTACCTGATACTTTTGATTGAGGTCTTTCACGTAACAAGTAATTTTATCACCGGAAGCGGATTCTCCAATTTCATAGAAAATGTTCTGTACGATAAGGGTTTTAAGATTATCTTTATCAATTGTCCCGCCACCAATGACAAGTACATTGAATTTCGCCCAGAGGTTTTCTGTCGCGGATCGGTCGAATTTAATATCTATTGTGCGCCCGTTTGGACGAGTTACGGCTACAATCGTCGAGCCTTTCATACCAGAACCCGCCGAGCGTGTCGCGTAAATGGCCTGCGCTATATCGGCGTCCGCGCCACCTTCAACAATAACCCAGATTGAATGCGGGGGAATTCCCGCTGAATCGGTTGTATCTCCAACGTTTTCGTCACAAATACACGCGGTGACCCCGGCGACTTCCAGAATAGCCGCTTCGATAGAATCGGTATACCCTTGAGACGGTCCCGATACCGACCGTTCCCTACGCACTCGGAGCGCAGCGTCCGTCTCTTCATCCACACCCTGATTGGTAATACTCGCGCTGTTTATGATTGTGGTAACGCCTGCAATGGCTGTCACGGGCGTTGTAATCGTTCCGATAGTGACTTGAACCGCACCCAATAAAGAAGCACGAAAGGAAAGGGCGTGCAGTCCCGTTGATATGGTTGTGGAATCAACCAAAACAAATTGAGTCCCAGCATTATCTTTTATTGTGTACACGCCTGCCGGGATAGTGACGTTTTCTGAGTCAGTATCCAAGCCTTTAAGGGTTACCGAACGGTCAACGGTAATATCAACCGGAGTAACGGTAAAGGTTCCCCCGTTACGTTTAACCCCATTCAGTGCGCACCGTTGGTCAAGAGCCAGCCCTTGCGCCTGATCGGGGTCAAACGAAGTGTTTATATCGCGCAATACTTCCCTTAAATCGATCGCCTCTTGCGCCTGTATGCCGATTATCTGACCATCAGGGGTATCGGAAGCAAGATTGATATCATCGCCGTAAACGGCTTTATACCCGTCCTGTAATTCGGTTGTCAGTTCGGGGAGGGTTTTTAATGTTAAGCCTGTTCTGTCGAGTGTATCGCTCATAACCCCTCCAAAATAGTAATAGACCCGTAAATGGTTGAGACCGTCGCCGATATAGTAACCCTGCGATTGTCTGTATCCAGTGTACTTGTATATGCCGATATTCGCAATACGCCCTCGGTTTGTAAAATGACCCGTTTAATATCAACGTCGAGATAGTTTTTTTTGCCAATATCGAGGAAATTTTGCCAGTCGACGCCATCGTCCATCGCAAAAAAGCAATCCGACTTCCATGACTTTAATCTGGTAGAAATATTTTGATTGAGCGCGTTTTTTTCCGTAACGTAGGCTTGTAACCCGCGGCCGAATTGCCAGTCTTTTAAGCTGTCGAGTGCTCTTGTTTTCATGAAAGGCTCCCTGTTGTTGAACTTCCCGTAACCGCCCCTGAAGGTGAGGTTAATCCCGTTCCAGGAACCGATAAAGACGCCGACAATATAGCATTCCTGATAATTCCAGCCAAGGCGTTATTATAATCAGAATCCGACATTGGCGCTGTTTTCATCGTCACGGAAAGCGCATCAAGCGCGGCTTTTATTGTTGCCTGAACGACTGCCATTTAAGAACCTCCAAAAAGATTTCCGGCGCGTGTTTTTAATGCGGTAAACTTTGATATGGTATCAGGGGTCAACGTATGTGAGGGAGGACTTCCAAAGGTCTTAATACCGACAATAGCGTCGATAAAATCAG